CACTAAATTACACAATGATCTAATTTTGGAAAATGCAAGGAAACAAGGTATTCCTACCATTCAGGAAGAGTCGAATGAAAAAGAAGAATAGATAGTAAAAATTGATATTACAATCTGATAAAATAATAAATATAACAATATAATTATTATTAAATAATGACAATCGCATTTTACACAATTTTTGAAAAATTAGTATGGAGTACATTCGTCAAATTTTCAAAGAGAGATCTCAGTTTCAAAGAGTATATGAAATATAACCAAGAATATACTCTTCAAAAAAACATTAATGATGCGAATAATGTAGTGAGTTATGTTGTATATTCACAAATAAAAGATTATTATCTAAAACTAGACAAAAATATAAAATTTACGCATTTTATATCTACTACTAATAATCAACTCTTACCAACTAATGCAAAGAATGAATATATTCGTTGTTTTATATTATCGCAAAAATATTATCACGCATTGAATAAATTTGCATTAATATGCAAAACCAAAAAATCTACTCTTGGTTGTACTACCGACATGTACATGAATCCGATTGATAAAAATAATAACAATTCGATTGAAATACTACACGAAACTGCAAAATACAGGTTTACTTATACTGATTTAATTAAGATTATTCATAAAAGTTTACATAATAACGAAGAGTTATATGCAGAACCCATACCAATTAAAAATCCTTACAATAATCTCCCTTTTCTGAAATCTCATCTGTATCATATATATTTTGCCATTAAAAAAAGTGATTATAATATTCCAATGGTATTTCATCAATTCTTTGAATGTAATTTCTCCATTGCGACGTTCATTGATCAATATGAGTTTAGACTGCGTGATAAAGCCATCGTTGAAAAATGCAAATCAATTGATACCGACACAGTTGACGAAATATACGAAACGATATTAGAAATGATAGAAACGTATAATGATTGTCATCCTGCACAAACGATTTTCATTCATCCAAATTTTCCCAAAAATATTGTATTGAGTGTGTTTCGGTCCTATGTAAAATATTATTACAAAAGTATGTATTCATTAAACGCTGGATTGAAAACTTCATATAAGATATATTATAAATCTTTATTGAAAACGTTTGCTATCCAAAATAAGATGTTTGGACGAAGATCTATTTATCGTGAAATGAATTTGGATATGAATAAAAAAAAATATATTCAATACCACACGGATTGTTCTTCTTTTGTTCCTCCATACCAATATGATGTTGACCGACAAAACACGCACATACAATATAGTAAAAAAGAGGAAGACTTTGTATTGAAATATAAAAATGAGATCGAAAGCTATGCTAAAGAAAATGCTCATTATACAAATCGGTACGATGTACCAATCACAATTCAAAGAGATGACCAAGGTTATATGTTATCAGTTAGTCAAGATGCAGTCGCAAATTATCATAGAATACTGGAAACCCAAAATGGAGTAGGCACTGAAATGTCAGAACCAGATAGTAATTTGTATCAAGACAATGAAGTAAACCAATCATTTTCAACAGTAAATACACTTGCAATGGATACATCGAATAATAGCGATAACGATAGGGATGCAAGCGACGTGGATCTTGCGATGGATGTATTTTTCGATCCGGATGACCACCTTCATTCCAGTCAAGATAGCAATACCGCTATCATCGAATCCGTAATAAATGACGTTATTTCACAGATACAATTACACGAAGAAAATGTATAATAAAATATTATATGGTCGAGGATGACTCTTATGACCACATTATTAAAACACAGGCAATTTTAAAAACAGTTTTTCCTGGGTCAAGTATAGTTGAAGATATATTTAGTCATATATTCATAACCAGGGAAACCTGGTTAGAAAGACGACGGAAACTCTGCAATAACAAGGGTATTGTTTGTGCCATAAAAAATTCAAGATATGCATCAAACAGTAAACAATATTTATGGAGCACACAATATACGCATGAATATTATAGCAAATATTGGGATCATGAAACTGGATTGGGTTATAAATTGGAGGTAGATGTTAAATCGTTTACATTAGATGCCCAACCATTTTGCCATTGTTGTGGCGAACCTATCCAATCTTCATATGCTAGACGAATTTGTAAATGTAAAAAATAATTTTACCATTTTGATTTTTTTACATTAATCGTAGTCGTTTTTTTTTTAGATTTATTTGGATCATATGCTTCATCTTCATCGTCTGATCCCATATTTTTAGAAATTTCCCAAAATTCACGTGAGCCTAATTTAAAATCAGGATGTTTTTCCGCCTTATACCAATAAATTTGGTCATTCAACTTATTGGATTTTGCGTTATTATTGATAACCAAGCACTCGTAATTTTCCGTTGTTTGATCCATAACCGCACAAAACGCTTCTAATGTTGGAAACATACTAGCATAATTTTCCCATATTCTTTTTCTATTGGTTAAATATGGTTCTCGCAAAATGAATACATAATCTATGTTGGTTCTTAAATTGGGCGGTATGCCTAACGGGTATTGCATTGTAATGATTAACATTATTTTCCAATGGCGCCCATTCATAAACAATAAACGCATCATTTTATCTCGTGTCCACGACTGATCATACAAACAATCATCTAATATTACAAACGCTCGAGGATCTATTGATGTTTTGTTATAGACCTGCATCTCTTTATTTATCTGTTTCAATACTGTCTTTTGCCTTCTTAATATATTTTCAATTAATACTGTATTATACTCTTCGTGAATAAACAATTTAGGTACGTGAGCAGCATAAAACCCATTTCCAGCCTCTGTTCCTGAAATAACGGTTCCGATTGGTATGTCTTGGTGATAATACAATAGATCTCTTACTAAGAAAGATTTGCCGGTATCACGGCGACCTATCATTACAATCACTGGCCCTTTATTTTCATCTGGCTTGAATGTAATTTCGCGCATATTAAATTTTTTCATTTCTAATGTCATAGTAAATTTATTAATATAATAATGACATATTAATAAACCCACTATCAAACGTGAAAGTATTGATAAGATATTTTAGTTATATTAGTTCAAAACTAAGAAGAAAAATATGAACACCTCTTATATTGATTTAAATAGTTTGATATGCCTAAATTCGAACTCCATTATCATAAACTTCCCAAAATAATAGACGAAAATATAACAGTTATTCAAAATAACGAAACATATGATGAATATGGCATTTATAATATACAATACTATCACCCACTTTATCGAGAATTATTCAATTTAAATGAAAATAATTATAACAGACTTACTTTGAATCATCGATATCAGATCGTGAATCCACAATATGTTTTTGATACAATCAATCAAAATACTTTAGAAAAAAATATCTTTATTAAATATTCTCCTCTATTGGACCCAATCCGCTATATGGTTGGTAAATATAAAGATGATATGTCTGCTATACCAAACCTACCCAGGCTGTCTAATAATGACAAAATTATACCGAAATATATGGATCCAAATAACGCAGCCTACGTCGACAATTTTTTCTATTATCTTACAAGTCAACTCTTACATAATCATTCATTTATTCACGCAACTGATTACTACGGGTCTTTTTTATCGATGAAAATGGATTTCAAATTCGACGTGTCTGATGATATAGAATATTTGCAGTCATCCAATTATTTTAATGAACAGATGAATAAATTATTCACTATTGAAGCGATCGAAAACCCATTTTTGAATTATGGTTCGCGTTGCAATAAGAAAAAAATAAATATTAACAATACACAAAAACATAATATAAGTTGCTATAGTCTTCCTGCATTAAATATCAAATGTCTAGAAGAATGTACGACAGATAGCTCATTTAATTTGATATACAATAACGATAAAGTTGGAAATGACGATAAAGTTGGAAATGACGATGACGATGACGATGACGATGACGATGACAGCAGTGAAGAGAATAATTCAAATGACAGCGACGACGATAATGAGGTTTCTTCTGGTATGGCTAATCTAAATGAAGACAATCTAAGCAATGCCGATGATTGGGAAACTGAAAGTGAAAATAGTACCTCCTCTTCATCTACTGCGGAAGAACTGTATGCAACCATTATGAACTTTCCTTGCCAGGGAATATGTATTGAAAAATGCGAGGGTACATTGGATGAATTATTTGAAAATGAACAAATGAGTAGCCAAGAAGGTATTTGTGCGTTATTTCAAGTAATTATGATATTATATTCTTATCAAAAATGCTTTCATTTTACTCATAACGACTTACATACAAATAATATCATGTATATCCATACTGAAGATCCATTTTTATATTATCGATGCAAAAAACAAATTTATAAAGTTCCAACTTACGGTAAAATATATAAGTTGATTGATTTCGGACGCAGCATATATAGATTCAATGGTCGGATTTTTTGTAGCGACAGTTTTGCACCAGGAGAAGACGCGTCCACACAATACAATTGCGAACCGTATATCAACGAAAAAAAACCACGCATTGATCCAAATATGTCATTTGATCTTTGTAGATTAGGCTGCTCGTTATACGATTTCATTATTGACGACGATGAACATCTCGAAAACTTTAATGACCTACAAAAAATAGTTTCGCTATGGTGTACGGATGATAAAAATAAAAATATTTTGTACAAAAAGAACGGAGAGGAACGATATCCAGATTTCAAATTATATAAAATGATAGCACGAACAGTGCATCGACATACACCTGAATCCCAATTGAAATTATATTTTTTCAATCAATTTGAAATCAGCAAAAAACAGTTAGAAAACAATATAACTCTCATAGACATTGATCAACTTCCGTGTTATGTATAACTAAAATAACTTAACACGGTCTTGACTTATCGCGGACTGACCGCTGCTTGTAAAGGTAGATACAAAATCTATCATATTATTATTTACTATTTCGCCGTGCCGATTGCTATACACAAACCTTTTTATATTGAAACTCTTCATTGTACGATAACATTCCGTACACGGCATCGATATATTGAGTGTATATGGATCACTTCGCATTATACGCGCGATGTACAGTGTTATCTTCTTTGTTATATTTCTCTTTTTACATTTGCGTAATACATCTATTTCTGCGTGGCAAGAACAAGTGTGGTTTATTAATCCATCTCTAGAATAGGTACGATAATTATTGAATCCTTTTGCTACTATTTTACCAGATACAACCGCTACACAACCGTGTTTATATGCAACTAATGATTTAGTCGCTTCTGTTCCTGCAATTTGCATATATCGCGCATCTTTATTCGAGCACTGATCCATTTAATAAATTATATATTGTTATTTATATAATTCATTTTATTATAATTTCATTCAATTTTTATGCATTTTGCACGAATATACATTGGGATAATCTTGATCATACTAGTTTACAAATCATATTTCTTGACAAAATCGGCGGGTATCATAATTGGTATATTCATTTCTCTAGCTTTCTCGGTTTTCTTAGAAACATCCTCATATGATTTTGTAATTAACACATTCGTTTGTTTTCCAATATTGTCATCCAATATTCCTCCTACTTTCTTTAATTCTTCAATAATGTATTTATCGCGTACTTTGGTCATTACAATATGCATTCCAGTCAATGGATGACTGAGTTGTTTTATTTCATTTTGTATTTCATTTTCTTTTGCTGCGTCTTTTTGGATTTCCAATTTATGCATTAATTTT